TCCTCCATGTGCCAACCAACATAGGTGATAAGAATGCCACGCTCCAACATATAGTTGGCCCCCAGTTCCATCTCCTGCTTAAAGCGAGGAATGTAACCGCTTTTCACCATCCACTTTAAAAAATTTGTAACCACACGGCTTCTTGGAACGTCGGCAATTTCCACTGGGAAAGCCCGTATGTTTGCTCTGCTCATTGCAGACAAGAACAAAGAAACCAATCTGGTTATACGCTCGTCAATAACATGGCTCTCCATGTCCGAGGCTCCCTCCCAAGGGAAAGCATCTGCTCCGTGCTTTCTTAGGTCCCGGCTTTTACCAGGCCACCAGTTACGCCTATCATCATAGCTACTTCGGCATAAATTAAAATACGCCTCAAGCTCAGTTACCGATTGGTCATAAGCATATCGGAGGGATGTAATATCAGGGTCGTCACTAACGTAGGTTAGCGATTCAGAAATCGAAGTGTTTTGCATTTACCTTGTTTTTAATTCTAAAGAAAACGTGGTAGAAATATTGTGAACTAACGCCTATCTTATCACACAAGTCGCTAGATCTTATGGAGTAAATTTCCTCGTTGTTGGCAGTTCGGCACAATATCTCCCAAGCAAGCAACCTGTCAATCTGCTCGAAAAGCCAACGACGGTTTGTCGTTATGTCATCTGACGTATCTATAGGAGACTCCGATTGCATCCTCGATTGCTTCTATTTTTATGTTTTTTCCAATCAATGAATTTTTGAGTTTCCTGGGAATGCAAACTGGAACCTTTGCTTCCAAGTCTTTTACAAAAGCGTAAACATATCTAGGGTTTGCGGCTCCCCTTAAAACTTTGCCATAATAGTGCTTGGGAACCACTTCAGGAATGTCAACGGCTCTGCGCAATATTTCCTGGCCGTCTTCATTTATCCACAAAGCCTTGCCTCCCTTGCCAGTCATCATCGAGGAGCAAAGCTTCGATTTTGCCAAACAAACTAAATCATTTATATCTGTTTCCAACTCATCGGCTAAAGACCCTATTCTAACCTTTGGCATTAATATCCTCCTTTTGATCTGTTTGTAGCAAGCAAGCTCCTGTTCTGAATGTGATCTGGCCCCTCTCCTCCATTTGCCATTCTCAAATACCGAATGAGGTCGAAGAAGTCCTTCAGGGCTTCATCCGCTTTACCCTGTGAATTATAATTTAACAAACTGTCAATCAAATTGCCACAATCCCGGTGTATATAGCACATGGGCCTATTAACAGCGTCTATTGGCTCGTTCGGGTTGTATGTAAACCACTCGTCAACCGCGCTAATGCCAACCTCTTCCATACGCCCGTCGGAGGGGTGGAACAACATATCGAAATCGTCAAACAACGTAAATAAATCCTCGTTGTTATCATTCTCCCTAGCAAAGTATCTGGAGTCCCCTATGCGCTCAAACACCTCCACTCCTAGCTCATCCTCAATTTCTCGGAACAAACTAGCATAGCCTTCCACATTCAACCCTATCTTCCTAGTTGCAGGTCCATGTTTCCACTTGGGGTCGCCAAACAATGCCCACTCGCCATACGTGTTTCGGTCTGGCCATTCCCGGCAAATGTACACATAGCCCTCCTTGTCCACCGCAGCCCACAATGCAGTGAAGTTGCGAGCCCCAGCAGGGTCAACCACCTGATACACCGTAAATCTTTCCTTGTCCGATACATCAGGGAAACTCATTCCATACTTGTTCGGCTGGTTACCAAGAACGTTAACCTCAGTGTTAAACAAGGGGAGCAAGGATGTAATACTTTTTACGGGAACACCATAAGCTCTGACCAATATTTCTTCTTCTGGCCTGTCCCGCAAATCCTTGGCTATACGCTCATACCCGCCGAACGGATTCTCGTCCGAATGCAAATAGACAACCGATGCGTCCCGTTTCGGGCTATACTGCTGGACTGGAAGTTCTCGGTTCAGAAGCTCTGCCCTTTTAGTCTTTAAGGTTTCGGAACCCTTTAGATATTCCGCTATAAACGGAGTGTAGCCATTAATCGGGGTAAAGGCTATCAACATCTTGGAATTCCTAGTAGCCAACCGGAAACGCAAAGTGTTTATCAAGGCATCGTCACCAAGATATTCATCCAGCCATGTACCTATGTTTAGCTTATCGCCAGACCTAAACCCAAACTCAAAACCCTCCAAGATGGTTTGGTTGTTGGAAAACTGGGTGTAGGTTTTGAAATCCACCCTAGTCCTAGTGTCAGGGAAAATAAAGCTACTACCGGTAAAACCATTCTGCATGGAGTAGTTAATGTAGCCCTCAACACTCTTGGTCTTCTTCTTAAACTCCTTGGGCATCATCTCCCAAACCGCAGCTTGCTGCACCTTTACGCTGGTATCAGCGTTCTGGGAAAAACAAACAACATGGCCGTCCGGGTTATTAGTAACGCTCTCCATTACAATTTTGGCGCAACCGGTAGTTTTTCCGCTTCGGTTTCCCCCTAAACACAGACACTCGTTGTATGTTCCTAGTCCATCCTTAATACGCTCCCAACCATCCAAGTTGAACCCATGCCTAACAGGATCTTCCTCAGCAGCCTGTATGCGGCCCTCATGGGCCTCATGCAGCTCTTTGAGCAGCTTGGGGTGGTTCTCCCCTAGGAACACTATCTCCTCGTCCGTAGGGGGTTTTAGTATTGGGTGCTGCGTAAACTCAATCATGTACGCTTTTCAAGCTCCTTGAGCGTTACAGCGTTAACCATAGCCAACAATGCCACAACCTCATCGTCTTCCCCCTTGGCAAATAAATCATACTCAAACCCATCTTCAGTGAACGACGCTACCAACATCACCTTCCACCCAGGACTAATAGTGTCTAACGACTTCTCAACTAACTGAATGTTTCTATTCATTAAATCACTCGCCTTATATCATGCCTAATTGGGTCGGAAACAAAAGGTTTCCTTTCTATGTTAACCACCTCATGCTCCAGCCTGTGGCAGTTGGCGCAAAGCAAATCGCATTTTTCCAACTCTTCCTTAAAAACCTTCTTGTTATCCCTAGCCTTTTTGTACCCACTCGATATACCAAACTTCTTTTCCCCCCGAACATGGTGACAATCAAACTGAACGGGTCTGCCCTCAAACCCACACTTGGAACACTTCCAAGAACCAAAATGCTCCTCTACAGCGTTATTAACGTGCATCCTTAGTTTGTAGTTGCTGCAATGCCTGCAATCTGGCTTATACTTCTTGGTCCCCTTATAATTACCATTGCCATGAAACTCCGTTAACGGCTTTTCCTCTCCGCAACAATTACAAGTTTTCATAACAAACCAAAGGTTTCCCAGACCAAATCCAATAGTTCATAGGGACTATCCCCATAACACTGAACTATGTTCCCGTCCCTAGTAACTAACCAAAACTGCTCATGTTGAGCCCTTAACAACTTAACAAGCTCTTTTCGGTTATGGTCATCAAACTGAGGACTCACTTTCAATGACCACCTCCGCTTTCTTCATATTGGCCAGACGCTCCCTAGCAGCCTTCACAGTGGCCTCATAGTCCTCTTGGCTAACCACCTTACGCTCCTCCACAATGCTGCTAGCCTCTCCCCGAAACGTATTGCTCCCCTTCTCGGCCTTCTCCAAGGCAACCGCCAAGGGCAACAGGTCCCTGAAGCTGGCCTTTATCTCACCGGCTTCCATCCGCTCTCTTAGCTTCTCTATCAAATCTTCCTCTAACGAGGATAGTTCCAAGAATGCCCTGCCCCTAATCTTGCTCCCCAACTGCTTCCACTTGCCCGTGAAGTCGGCATAGTCCAATAGGACGTTTACAATTGTTTCACGTTTCATCCCATACTTCTTTATCATCTGGGTCTGGGTCACCCCAGTGGCGTGTAGGTACAATATTTCCGCAGTTTTCTCGGGGTTACTCTTGGACAATATGCTATTGTTCTTGGGATTGTGTTCTTGGATTTCCAAGATTCCCTCCCGAATTGAGTCTATCAGCTCCTCCTTGGCATCCATTTGCACCCTCGCATAGAGCATAAGCCCTTATCCGTCAATATTTTTTAGAGGGCTAGTAGATACATATACACGCGAGAGACACCCCGCCCCCGGCCCCCTCCCCGCTGGGGTTGCGTATCCAGTCGGCAACTACAGATAGGCAATCACGCATTTAATCAAGTGCGTATCCACCCTGCCACTACAGATAAGCCGGGGTCCGGGGTTGATTGACTTCTTATTTTTTGGGGTGGTAGGTCCCATTCCCAAACCCTACCAAATCAAAAAAAAGCGCCTTTTTCTAAAAAAAAAACGCTCTATACAGTTGACAATGGCCAAACCCTTCTTACCGTCTCTTTTATCGCAGTTAAATATTAACCAATAAACCAAAAAAAGAATATGAACAACGAATACAACGGATGGACAAACAGAGAAACTTGGCTAGTAAACCTTCACTGGGGTGAGACAATCGCAGAAGTCTTTGAAGAAATAGACCTAACAACGCTAGCGGATTGCATAGAGGATTTTGTTTGGGAGCGATTGGATGAAGAACTAACTACAAATTCAATTTTCCGGGATTTCATAGACCTTGCGGTAGTCAACTGGCGCGAGTTAGCGGAACATTACATTTCAGAGTGAACCCTTAAACCAATAAAAAAGAATGACATACCAAACCTTTATTAGCGCAATTGAATCAGCGGAAAAATGTTGCAAGATTGCTAGCGACAAAATGAAAGAGCTTCAAGGCAACGAGAAAGGCGCAATGGGATTGACTCCCGACAAAGTCAAATCCTCACCTAGTTTTAGACAAGCAAAGCGCGAGTATGACACGTTTTTTCACTCAATGCGAGTGATCAATTCAGCGGCGCCCAAAGCCTATCTGAAGCGCAGAAGAGACGAAATGAAGGAAAAGAGACTAAAAGAGAGACTAATTCAGCGCTTCAAAGATGAAGCGCTTACAAATGAAGCTCGAAAATCTATAGGAGAGGAACTTTACAATTTGGGAGTAAAGCGCGTTTCCGTCGCTAACCCCGGAAGCGGCTCTTGTGCCTTTTACTCAACAAAATAAACAAACCTAAGCCAATATGAAACTAACAATGGAAAAAAAAGAACTAACAGAAGAACAAGCCGAGCTTATCATTGAATGGGAAGCTCAATCCCTAGGCGATGCGATAGGAAATTGCCTTGAGCTCAACGAGGAATTCCTTGAACGGTACTGCTCAAAGGAGCTTGCCGAAGCTCTAAAGGAAATACCCGAAAAGGATAGGGAATTTCACCTTCAAGGCCATATTGGAGATTGGAGAGAGCTGAACTATTTCGACTCAGGCTTAGACATAAACTTGCCAGTTGGGGAGATTGAATGGCAAGACGAAGACGGCTCCTTGCATTACGTTGAGTGCCTAGGCATTGCATTCAAAGTAGACATTGAATCCCTCAAAGAAGATTGGAAGGAGTGGAACTGCAATGATTGAGAGGCTTATCAAAAAACACAACGAAAGCTTGCAACTTGGCCGGGAAATTTTCGGCAGCGAGTGGGACCTAAATTATCTCACTCAAAGCAACTCGGAAATAAGTAGATATCAAGGGTTGCTTGAGGAAATTGTAAGCGATATAAGAAAATGCGTTGTTCCCGGTTGGGACTCTTTAAAGGTGGACCAACTAGGCTTTATCAAAATAGAAAGGAAAAGCAAATGAAAATAGGAAACGTTGAAATAACTATTGAACCAAACGAAAGGGGGCACTCCGTCGCCCTAATAGGAAACTACTCTTCCAACTATGGAAGGGTAGAAGGGGGGAAACTCTCAATGGAATGGGAGTGGGGACTCACTCCAAGGGTTGTAAAGTTTATTCAATCCCAAACTAAGAAAGGGGAAGGCAATGACGTTTGATTTCACTACGCTAAACGACCGCTCAATCTTAGCGTTGAGCCCTAAAGACTTCCAAACTTACTTGGACCAAGAAGAAGAAAAAGCTTTTGGTTGGGAGGACAAGATGAATGAAGAAAGCAGCCCCTTCTTCGGGGTGAAGGTAAAAGACTTGCCCGTTGAGGAACTACAATCTTTAGATTATTACGGATTCCCGCTGAAAGAAGAAGTGCTTTCCTTAATATATAAGGGGGAGGAAATATGACCGGCTGGCTATTGTTCTTGAAAGCCCTTTCTCTCGTTGAGAGTGGGGGCAACCCCGAAGCCATTGGTGACGGCGGGGCAAGTTGGGGAATGTACCAACTCCAAGCCGCCTATGTCCAAGATGCTAGCGAGTGGGGGCTAGCTAACGGGGTGATTGCCAAACCCTTTGAACACAGTGATGCCTTCAATCCTGAACAGGCTGAACTAATAATTCAATGTTACATGGGGAGATATGCAACCCCCAAAAGGTTGGGGAGGCAACCAACGGTGGAGGATTGGAGTCGCATTCACAACGGGGGACCGAACGGCTACAGGAAATTGGGGGCAACTCAACCCCATTGGAACAAAGTGAAAAAACTTCTTGCAAGGCTAGGGTTTTTCAACTCTAGTAAAAACTGAACCGGGGCAATGCCTCACAAATGAAAGGAAAAAAGAATGACTGAAGAAGAGAACAAGATGATGGAAGAGCTATACAAGAAAGAGCTTTTCCGATTGGATACCGAGCCAACCCCACAAGAAGTGGACGAACTTGGGGAATTGTTTGCAATGTTGCAGGCTGGGGAGGGAAACCTAAGACCATGAACTATCTTCCAACTTACACGGTCCAATACCTCGGGGAGACGTATGACGTCTCCGTAGACTTCGAAGAGTCTCTCCTAGTTGCCGTAGAGCAGAACGGAGAGGATGTGTGGGACGATCTGGACCAGACAGACCTAGACCGGCTGCAAGAAAAGGGTCTTCAAG